TCATTTGCTTGTGCTGCTTGTACTTTTAAGATTTCACTCTCCATTAGAATTAGTGGTTCTGACAAAATTTGTGTTGTAGCTAGAGCTGCTATTGTTTTTGTTTTTACAATATTAAAGACATTACCAGATGCATCTGTCAAAGTAATGTCTACAGTGGTGCCTGAATTAGCATCCTCTGTAATTAATAAGGATTTTACAATAGCTCTCGAATTGGATGGGCATGTATATAAAACAGTATTATCTGTCGTAGTTAAATCTTGTTTTGCATTTAAAAAAGTATTAGCCATTTAGAAACCAAGAAAATCTTTCTTGCTCCTGTTTTTGTTCATCTAAAAAAGTAGTATTTAAAAGATCTTTTAAAGTTTGTAAAGATTGTGATATTTGCCTTTGATTGGTTTGTGAGTATTGTTCAGTAGGTTCAGGTATAGGTAAATCAATTTTAGCCATAATTACACCATAGGTACACCGTAATTAAACACCCCATTTTGTACGAAAGGATTTACTGACTGTATACCAACAGCAGGAGGTATCATCATTGGTTGTTGTTGTATAGGTATTACTGGCGGTTGTATCAAAGGCACAATACCTCCACCGTCATTTGGTGTAAAAGTTGGTCTTAAAGATTCTAGGTAATCTTTGTACTGTTGTTCTTGTGCCATTGTATCAAGGTTGTAAAAACTTGCATCAACACCTGATAAAAATTTATTTCTGGCTTGTGTATTCTGTGATTGTAAAAAAGGACTTAGAGCTGCTATTCCTAATCCAACTGGAGTTGGTATCACTCTTTTAGGTAAGTTTAATTGTCTTGATCTAAAAACTTCTACATCTTCTTCTCTTTTATCACTAATCAATCTTCTGATTAGATTATCCATTTCTGATTTTCTTTGAGCTTCTTTTGCTTCTGCAGCTAATTGTTTATTTACATTTCCTGATGAGTCAGGCACACCACCCATATCTTGTCCACCACCTCTTTGATCTCTTGGACTACGATCACGAGTTTTACCTCCCATACCCATTGCTCTATCTCTTGCACTCATTATCTCATACCATCCTGTTGAACATCAGCTCTAAATGTGCCAAACCTCCAACTTTGATCTGTTGAAGTATTTGCTATTTTTAAATTTGCAAATCTTGATCTGGCTCTTGTATCCACTTTAGCAGTTGAACTATTGATTGTAAATGGACCTAATGGTGATGATGCTGCGGTGTCCGTTGGAAAGTCTCGTAAATTAATTGTAACCTGTGCATCTCCAGTAAGTAATTTAAAATCTGGTATAAACCTTCTCATACTCATAAAAAATTGACCATCTCCCTCTATAGCTAAATCAAAATCACCTGATTGAATAAAAGCAGGTATGGCTGTTTTATTGCCTAAAGAATCTACCTGGTTATTACCAACTTCATGTTCATAATAAATACTAGATCCGTTTATTGATGTAGCTCCTTGTATAATTGGAAACGTTGGAACTCCTGAGGGATTAAATTCTGTTGCGTATGGTTTATCGTAAAGAGTAGCATCATGCCAACTAGTTCTTGATAATGAGCCAGTAGTCCACGTATTTTCTGCATAGTTGTATGTAACTAGTCTGTCAGGTTCACTAGATCCATTTTTAGGATAGAACCAATTTATTTCATTATATAAATGATTTAAACCTGCGTAAACTTGTTCACCAGAATTATAGTTTATACCTAAGTTTGTTCCTTTACTAGTGAATACAAAATCTTCAACTAAACAAGGTAAAGATTTTACTGTACCATCATAAACAAAAAACCCACCTGCTTGTCCCATCCAATAGACTGCACCATTTACATATCTCATAGAGTGTTGACCTATAGCTCCACAATTAGATCCAACCTGCCTTACTGAAAAAGTAAAAGGAGGACCAACAAATTGCATTACATATGCCGATGTGTCAGTTAAGATCAAAATATAATCTTTTGCTTTAGCTGCGCCAATAATTTTTACACCCGAATCTAATCTAAAAGTACCAGATGTATTTGTTGATGTTGGTATATAAGTATTAATATCTTCTTGATCAGAAAATCTTATAAACATTTTATCTTGTGTTCCTGTGTCTCCTATTGTTGTTTCTGTTCCTAACACAATTAGATGCCTATCTCTTTCAGACACTATGGTTGCTACAGACTGAGTTGGTGCTCCTGTTACAACAGTGGCTCGTGTTTGTAAAGAATCAGTTCTTACTGCGATAGGATCCCATTCAAAAATTTTACCATTTTTTACAGTTGCAATTAGTTTTTGTCCAAAGTGATCTAATGACCATGATGCAGGATCAAGTAACACAGATGAGACTTGTGAAGCATTACCCCAAGCTGTGAAAAATTCAACTGATGCGCCACTATTATGTGCAGACCTAGTTCCGGCAACACCTCTTGTAATACCAGTCAGGTTCGGTGAATTTACTCCAGTGTAAGAAATAAACTCAGCACCAACTTTAATAGTCCCTGACGTAGGAAATCCCGCTGTTGAAGTTAATGTAATAGATGTTCCAGTTCCTCCGGTACCTGCAGTATCATCTTGTAAAGATCCATTTAATGTTCCTAAGATTCCTGAAGCTCCACCATAAGTTGAAGTGCCCCATCCGTATCCATAACTTTGAGAGAGAGGCCCTGGTTTTACATATGGGTTTAAAGTTGCAGACCCACTTGCTGAAACAGAAGTACCGGCATTGGATGCCATAGTTATTGTAAAGGTATCATTAGTGGGCACTGAAACAACTTGAAATGAATTGTCAGTAAAATTTGAACTTATATATCCTGCACCTGTTGGTGGTGTTACTGATGTAAATGTAAATAAATCTCCTGCAACTAATCCATGTGCAACTTTGTTGACTGTTACAGTTGCTGAGGCATTTACAGTCGTAAAGGTTGCTCCAGTTATTGCAGGATCTAAAGGAGTTATATCGTAGAAAGCTCCCTCATGTTTTACCACTAAAACTTTATTTGTCCCTAAAGCATTATAACGTCTACCATCAAGATCAGCCCAAACCATTTGTTGTCTAACTGCTCCTACTAAAGTGCTTGAAATTTCTTGTTCCCAACCACCTATTTTTTCAGGTAATCCATATCTAAATCTTACAAAGTCACCATCTGTCCATTGTCCCTCTGCTCCAGTTTGTGTAACTTGTTTATTAAATCCCGGTCTTATTTGTACATTTGTTAAAGGCATGGCACATTATACCCTAATTTAAGTTAAGATTAAAGTTTACCACAAATACTAAATACAGTCAGCATTCCAGGTAACCACTGTATGAGTAACTTCAGAAGGATTTACTGGTATTCTATGAGGAAAGAATGATGGAAACACAAGCACATCGCCCTCAGCAACACCTAAAATTTTTGGTAGATTATTCTCAAATGGAAATTTAATTGCAGGGCCAGAGTGATAATTTTTATTAAAATTAAAATAATACATACCAGTAAAATTACAATCATTTGTATGCCAACCATCACTATCTCCCTTGTGATATGTTTTCGACCAAATTTTTTTTATTTTTAATTTAGGTATACCTATCCTAGAAATCATTTCATTCAGTTCTCCTTGTATTTTCGGTATAAATTTTAAAACCCAAGGTCTGTTGAAATCATTATAATCTTCATCTTTATCTGAAATATCAGCCATTATCTTTTTCACATCTTCTTGTAAAAATAACTGAAACTTAAATATTGGTACAGGTACTTTATCTATCTTTAAGATCATCGCTTGTTTTGACCTTTGTGTCCGTTGTCGATAAATTTTTTACCACTGGGTTAAAATTCATATTCCATTGTCCTACTAAATGAATTAAATTATTTCCAAAATTTTTAAAATCTTCTGCTTTAAAAAAAACTTTACCTTTAAAAAATAAAGTGAATCTTTCCTTCCAAGAAAAAACTATATGTGCAGAACCATCTTTGTATTGTCTAAACTCCATGATAAATATTATCTCTTATACCTAATCTTAATCTTTTGTCAAAAGCATGATCTTTATTTGGTCCCTCTTTATTTACATAATGTAAAAATGTTTGCACATGCCAATCACCTTTATAAGGTTCTCTATAATGAAATAATTTGCATCCTTCATATATAATAGCATCACCAGGTTCAAGATCATACTTATCTTCTTCTATATGAAAATACCAAGGTTTATAATCTGACCCTAACATGACAGTCACACTTAT